CCCCGCCGGACTGTTCGGCGGGTCGATGCTGTTCTCATCCACCCGCTGTGCTTGCTGAAGGATTCATGCAAAAAAAAGTTCAACGCACTTTCATACGTTGAACTTTTTTGGTGGGCGCGGGTGGATTCGAACCACTATTTTTTCGGTCTGTCTGTTCCTTCCGTGTCAGAAAATGCAGCATTCAAGCCACTTTTCGGGCACGGCACGGAACGCGCGGTGCATCGCCGGAATAGCTCGAACGTTAAAAGTGGGTTGCAAAGTGGGTTATTTTTCGGGGCCCGGCGCGTACTCGGACAGCACACCGGAGACAGCCTGCGCGGTGGCGTCATCGCGGCCGGTGACGGCGTGGGAGTACCAGCCGTAGGTGTCCATGCTCTTGCTGTGGCCCACGATGCGGCGCAGCTGTGCGGGCGGCACGGCGTCCTCGATCATGCTCACAAAGGTGTGCCGCAGCTCGTACAGGCTGACCGGCGGGTCGATGCCGTTGCAGCGCTGGTAGACCTTCCAGTAATTGTACAGGCTCTGCTGGTTGGACAGCAGGAACAGCGGGTCATCGTCCCGCAAGGGGCGCTCCTCTTCCTGCGTGCGCTGCTGCAGCTGGGCGCGGATCTCGGCCACAGCTAGAGGGTGCAGCACCACCGTTCGGATGGCGTTCTCGTTCTTGCCGCTGGTCTCTTCGTTCTGGCGGTTGATGGCCCGCCCGATGTGCACCCGGTCACCATCCAGATCGCCCACACGCAGGCCCAGCAGCTCACCAGGGCGCAAGCCGGTCATGACCGCGATGCGGTAGGCGTGCACGTTCTCGTCCTGCTCCACTTTTCCACGCACCACACGGGTGTCTGTGGATAAGAGCACCCGCAGACTGTCCGGCTGCAGGATTTTCCGGCCCTTCAGGCGGGCACCCTTCGGCACGGTCAGATCCTCGTCCTCCGGGCGCAGGGAGGTGTATTTATGCTGGCGCGCCCACTTGACAAAGGCCACCTCCACGCCACGGATGCCCTGCAGCGTTTTGCGGGACAGGTTGCCCCGGCTCTTGCGCTTGCTGTCCGGATTCAGACAGCCTTCCTTATAGGAGCGGTTCAGCACGTCCTGCAGCATGCCGGTGGTCAGGTCGCCGATGCGCCGCGCACCGATCACCGGCAGGATGTAGTTGCGCCCGAACTTCTCCACCTGCTCGATGTTGCTGGTGCCACCCGTGGCTTTGACCGAAATCATGTACTCGGCCCACACGTCTGCGCAGCGTTTTGTGGTGCTGCTGATGCCCTCATCCAGCCAGGCGTCCGCCTTGCGGTTCGCTTCCCGCTGGCCGGTGCGGCCGGCTTTTGTGCTGGTAAAGGTGCGGCGCACGCCGTCCTTCTGCACCTTGATCTGCCAGCGGTTCTGGTTCGGCAGCCAGACCGCTGTATTCGTTCGCAATCCCATAAAAATACACCTCCATGGGTACACTTTGACAAGCCTGCCCGGAGGTGGTACAATAACAGTTGCTTAGGCTGGTATTGTTCCTCGTGAGCAAGCCACTCTTTGACGCCCTACCGGTTGCCGCCGGTGGGGCGTTTTTTATTCAAAAATCAGGATGCCTTCCGGCCTTCGCTCTTGCCGGAAGAGATATAGTGCTCATAGTATTTCTGGTTATCTTCGCCAAAAGCGGCAACCAGATCAGGATTATTTGCTTTGTAGGCGGCAAGGCTAAATGTACTGCTGCCCTGACGGCCCTCCTTCATGCCGCTGTTTACGAAATGCTCCAGATACTTCCACTGGTTATCTCCAAACAGGGCAGCCAGATCGGCGTTGTGCTCTTTGTAATACTGATAATCGTAAACAGGGGCGTATTTGCTGGTCAGCACATAGTAAGGCTGATTCGTCGGGTCGCTTCTGAAGTGACCCGAATACAGGGCTTTTTGATTGACGGTCTCTTTGCTTCCGTCCATATAGATGATATCCGCCTTAGTCACGGCAATCTCGTCGATTGTGCTGTTGTACCAAAGGCAATCCCATTCCACTGCTGCATTGTAAATTGCATTCTGAAGTTCGTCATCTGTCAGATAAGTAGTGGAATCCAACTGACCCTGCGTCTTGGAATGATCAATCACGGACAGAACAGAGGACGGAGTGTAAGAATCAGCATAATAGGCATTACCGTCCTTGTCCAAAAAGATTCTATGCCCGTTGCGCTCTTCTGCGCCAAAGTAATAGTTCGTTGCAAGCTGCTGCTGTGCCTGGAACGGTCCAAAATCCCCCATGGACGCGGGAGAAGTCACCGTGTTTGCGACCGTTCGGTCAAATCTTGTCGGAGCAATCGGCCCTACTACCTGGGCCGTCACCGTCGAACGGCCGCTGATCGTGCAGGAAGTTCTATCACCGACCGCATTAAGCGGAACCAGCGTGAACGTAACGTATTTAATGGTTTTGTTTGAATTATTCCGGAAGCAGACCGTGGGGCTGACGCCGTCAAAATCGTCGACCGTAAAATAGACGTCGGTGAGCTCGACCGCAGGCTTTGCCGCAAAGGCACCGCATGCGAGAATCGTCATCAGCGCCAGTGTAAAAACAACGCCTAAAAGCCTTTTTACTGACTTTTTCATGATTCTCTCCTTTTTTCTGTTGAAAAAATCCCAGTTTTCTGCGATTTTTTTGTTTGTTTTCAGTTGTCAAAAATTGTTGCATTTAACGCCGAATGGTTGTATAATGTTCTTGGACATAAAACCGAATCGGAGGATTGCCACATGACACGACAAGATTACATCAACGCCATTCTGAAACTGCTGGAAAAAGCCGATTTCCGCCAGCTGCGGCTTGTGTGGGTGTACGCAAGCCACCTGATCGGATGAGACGCCAGCCACCATGCGAGGGAAGCCTTTACGGGCTTTCCTCTTTTTTTTGCGTCAGTTTTTCGGCCATGCGTTCCAGCAGTTCCCAGTCTGCCGGGCTCAGGCCTGCCAGCATTTCGATAAAACGCTTTTTAAAGGTGTCGCTGTCATCCTTGGTCAGGTCAGCCAGAAAGGCCGCCACCTGCTCGGACTGGGTGTCCTGCACGAACATTTCGCCCTCACCGGTGCGCAGCCATGCTTCCCGGACGCCGAACTCCCGGCAGATGTCGCTGATCGTGCGATCGCTGGGGGCTTTTGCACCAGAGCAAAGTTCTGATGCAAAAGGTTGTGAGATGTGCAAGCGGTTTGCAAAATCCACCTTTTTCAAACCGAGTTCTTCAATGATTTTCTTTATACGCTCGTTCATTTGTATCACCTCCTTCTATTTCGGATTGTACCACGTGGGCGCTACTGTGTCAAGAATAAAATTTAGCTCAGCTAATAATTTTGTGCTTGACATCATAGCAGTGCTATGTTATAGTATAGCCAAGCTAAGTCAAACTTAGCCAACCAAGTCAACGAAAGGAGGTGAAGAGGATGGACCACTCTCCCCGCACACCGGAAGAACGGGAACAACTCCGCCGTGGAGTTGAAAAACTCGACCGAAAGATGGAAGCGGAAGAGGAAGCCTACTGGGAACGCATCCGCCAGAGCGAAAAGCGAACAGACTCGCTACTGCGGCAGTCGATGGCATTCAGCATTGCTTCTTCGCTGGCCGTCATTTTAGCCACGCTGCTATTATGGCGATGATAGCAACGGCTAGGCTGAGTTTTGATATCCGAAGGCTTTCATCCGCCCGCGCTTCTGCGTTGATAGCACGCTTTTCCATTTCTGCAAAGTGTTCTTGTTCTGCCAGCGCCTGACGGCCACCAGCATTGATTTGATAAGTATACTCCGGTTCTCCGTACTCATATCGGAATGCATCCTCATCTTCATAGCGAAAAACCATGTTCTTATCCGTCAGCCATTGCATGGTTTCAAAGTTGACGGTCATGCCGTACTTTCCCATCTGATAAATGGAAAGAGCTTCATCCTGATGCTCGTTCAGAAATTCCAGAACCTTCAGCGTTTTTGCATCCAGCATTTTTTACACTCCCTTCCGCTCAAGTATACCGCAGAAGGGAGCACCCCACAACCCACCCGATGATGGCCGCGTGGCAGCGGCCGAAACCATTCCGGTGACGCCGCCGGGATGGTCGTGGGAGCTACCCACAGAAAGGAGTGCTTAGTATGGCACGCAAAAACAATCCCTTGAATCCCGCCATGTATGGCCTGACGCAGCAGGACGTAGAGCGCGTGATCCGCATCCACACCATGTGCAAGGACATGGACGAGGACGCATTCGAGCAGATGGAGACCGCTGCGGCATCCATCAATCTGGTGGCCAGCCTGAAGAAGCTGGACAACCGCCCCGTGGCATGAAAGGAGGTCTGACCCATGGCAAAGAAACAGTTTCTGAAACTCCGGCGGCTGGCCGAAGATCAGGACATCACCACGGATGAGCTGGCCGCAAAGGCGGGCATCGTGCCCCGCACGCTGCGCAAGCGCTTTGCCGCGCCGGAGAGCTGCGGCACATGGAACTGGGAAGAGATCGACGGCATCTGCCGCGCGCTGCACATCCCGCAGGAGCAGATCGGGGAGTATTTCTTCCCGAAGTTTGAGAAAGGAGCATGAACATGAAGGCAAAACTTTACATCGACAGTGAGGACTCGACCATCAAGATCGAAGGTGGTCCCAGCGACGCGCTGCATCTTCTGGTGTGCGCAATCGCGCAGATTCTGAGGAGCTATTTCCCGGACGATTTTGAGCGGCAGATGGGCTGGGCGTCTGGACTGCTCTACAACACGATCCGCGCGCTGAAAGAGGAGGACGACGATGAAGATTAAGTCAAGAGTATGGCACTGGCTGGCCGTGGCCTGCGGCAGTGTGGGTCTGGTGCTGGGCATGGGTGCCGAGGGCACCGCACAGACGGGCGGCGCGATCAATGGCAACACCTTCACCACAGCGGTGGTGCTGGTCCTGCTGGGGCTGCTGTGCATGAAGCTGGGCTTCCTGGCGCAGGACCGTGAAGAACGGGAGGGCAAGGGCGGCCGCTATGGCAAAATCACCCGCAACCACGCCCGGAACCCGGAGTACCCGGAGAATCAGGAGCGCGGAGCATGAGCGATTACATCCACAACGTCATGTGGTACACCGTCTGGGATGCCAAGACCGGAGATCTGGTAGCATCCGGCACGGCGGCAATGTGCGCCCGACGGCTGGGGTATTCCAGCTCCGGCAGCTTTGCCAGCGCGGTGAGCCACTGGCTGTGCGATGGCCGCCAGCACGTCAAGTACACCATCCAGCGGGAGCTCATCCCGCGCAGCGAGGTGGACAGCCTGCCGCAACGCCGCAAGTACAAAAACAAAAAGCCCGCCGGTGCGCCAACACCGACGAGCTGCAAGGGATGATGGATTCGCCAATCACATCACCCCGATAATATCACAAAATCGGAGGTTTTACAATGAAAGGGATCCTGATCGAGCCGGGCAAGGCCCCGGTGGTCACCGCCCTGCCGGACACACTGCAGGGCATCGAAGCCATGCTGGGCTGCGACTGCATGCAGGAGGTGCTGCCTCGCACCCCGGCGGTACTGCTGTTCGGCGTTCTCGGCAAAGGGCTGAACCGCATCTATCGCGGCCATAACATCTACGGCACCATCCTCTGCTACGGCTGGCGGAACAACACCCTGCAGCCCCTGAGCAAAGATCTGCAGTCTGAGATGCTGGACCGCCTGAAGGACACGGAGGTGCGGGTATGAGCACCTACATCTGCAAGTGTGGGCGGCGGGTGAAAAAGTCCACCAATGCCGACAACACCGGCAACCGCTTGGAAGGGTACGGCCCGGGCCATGAATGCTATGGCTGCCCTTACGTCCTGTCGTGGGGTAACTACGAGTGGAACGAGGAGGCCAAGAACTTAGAGCAAAAGACCAAGGGTTATGAATGCCGCATGAGCAAAACGCTCTCCTATGCTTCCCAGTTCATCGGTTCCACCAAGGACAAATGCACCTGCTCTGTGGTCAGCCTGGACTTCGGCTTTCTGGAGCAGATCAGTGCATGGGTCAAGGAGACTTTCACACTGGGCGAGCTGACCGGGCACTTTTCTCGAGACAAAATTCGCGCCACAGAATACTGCCACAATGGTCGCTACCAATACGCGCTGTACTGTGCTCAAAACAAAAAGGGCATTGCTGCTAAAGCGGCATTGTTTGAACATTTCTTCAACCCGGACGGCAGCCGCAAGGACATGACCCCGCAGCAGGAAATGGAAAAGGTTCTGGCCGACATCAAAAAGGCAACTCAGGCAAAGGAGAAACTGGAATGTACGACGATGGATTCTGCGGCCCCGTCCGAGAATGCGGACGCTTCTTCTGCGACTGGTGGTGCGCCTTTGACGACTGGAACGACATTGATGACGAAACCTGCCCATTCAGCCCCGCAAGACAAAACCCCAACCTCCTTCCCGATGAACTCTCTTGCCGCCCCCACCTTTGATTTCTCCGCCCTGGGCGACCTGTCCGGACAGGCTGCAGAGGCTGACCATCAGTTTGATCTGCACTACGGCACCGCACAGGATGAATACCTCATCTCCTGCATCTATCTGGCCCGGGTGCACGCCCTGACGGCCAAGGCTGGCCGCTACGGCGGCGGTACATGGACAAAGTGGTACGAGAGCAAGGGTCTAAGCGAGGGCAGCGCCCGCTCAATGGTCAAAAATGGCGATGCTTTTAAATCCGCAACTGTTGCGGAATTAAAATGCCTGCCGGAGCTGACCCGCAAGGACCTGAACCTGATTGCCCGCTCTGGCTGCGCCGAACAGCTCACCGCCGCCGCCGGGGACAGCCAGCGGGTGCAGGAGCTGCTGGCCCAGATCAAGAGCAAAGACGCCCAGCTGGAGGCCGCTCACGCCGACATCTCCGGCCTGAAGGACCGTGCCACCGCCGCCGAAGCCCGGGAGGAAGAAGCATGGAGCATGGTGAGCAAGGCACAGGACGAAGCAAAGGCGGCACAAGAAAATCTTGACTACGAGGTCAGCCAGAACGACGCCCTGCACGAAGAAAAGGGGCAGCTGCTGCGGGAGTGTGAGGCGGCAAAGCAGGCCCGTGCAGAGGCCGAAACCCGTGCCAAGGATGCTGAGAATCAGCTGGCCGGGGCCCGGCAGGTGGCCCAGGCGGCAAAGCTGCGGGGCGACAAGCTCAAGGCCGAGAACGACGCGCTGAAAAGTCAGCCCATCACCGCGGTGGTGGACGAGGAAGAGGTGGACCGCCGGGCCGGAGAAAAAGCGTACCAGATGGCGGCAGATATGACCGCCGAGCTGCAGGAAAAACTGGACGCCGTCACCGGAGACGCAGAGCAGGACGTCCGGAACGCTTACGACAGCGTCCTGCTGGCCAGCCGGGCCATGCTGAACACCTGGCAGATGGTAAAGCCGCAGTTCCGCAAACTGCCGCAGGAGCAGCGCGAAGCCCTTGCTAACCAGATCATCCACACCATCGGCAGCATTCAAGGGGAGGTAACGAAATGTCTGTAAAGATCACGGCTCTGGAAGCCGAGAACGTCAAGCGCATCAAGGCCGTTGCGCTCACCCCGTCGCCCACCGGGCTCACCCTCGTGGGCGGCAACAACAATCAGGGCAAGACCAGCGTGCTGGACGCCCTGGCGTGGGCCCTGGGCGGGGACCGTTTCCGTCCGGACGCCGCACAGCGGGACGGTGCTATCGCTCCTGCTCACCTCAAGGTCACACTGTCCAACGGCGTGGTGGTGGAGCGCAAGGGCAAGAACGCCAGCCTGACCGTCACCGATCCCACCGGACGGCGCAGCGGCCAGCAGCTACTCAACGCCTTTGTGGAGCCGCTGGCCCTCGACCTGCCCCGCTTCATGGACGCCAGCGACAAGGAAAAGGCTGACATCCTGCTGCGCATCATCGGCATTGGGGCCGAGCTGCACACCCGGGATCTGGAGATCAAGGGCCTGTACGACAAGCGCACCTTCACCGGCCAGCTGGCCCAACAGAAAAAGTACTTTGCCGATGAGTTGATCTCCTACCCGGAAGCCCCGGACGAGCCGGTCAGCGCTTCCGACCTCATCCGCCAGCAACAGGAGATCCTTGCCCGGAACGGCGAGAATCAGCGGCTGCGGACACAGTACGCAGAGCTTGAGAGTCAGGAGCAGCAGTGCGTGGCCGAACTGAAACGCACCCGTGAACGCATTGCCGAGCTGGAACAACAGTATCAGGAACTCGATGCCAAGCACACCAAACTGTTCAACCAGCGGAAAAATGCCGAAAAGACCGTTGCCCAGCTTCAGGACGAATCCACCGCCGAACTGGAAGCCTCCATCCGGAGCATCGAGGAGACCAACCAGAAGGTGCGCGCCAATCTGGAAAAGGCCCGCGCCGAGGACGAGGCTGCCCAGTATGCCAGCGACTACGACAAGCTGACCGGCCAGATCGAGGACAAGCGCGCCGAGCGCATGGCCCTGCTGAACGGGGCCGACCTGCCCTTGCCGGGCCTCAGCGTGGAGGACGGCGTCCTCACTTACAACGGCAAGCGCTGGCGGGACATGTCCGGCAGCGACCAGCTGCGGGTGGCCACGGCCATTGTGCGGCGGCTGAACCCGGACTGCGGTTTTGTGCTGCTGGACAAGCTGGAGCAGATGGACCTGACCACCCTGACCGAGTTTGCAGCCTGGCTGGAAGCCGAGGGCCTGCAGGCCATTGCAACCCGCGTGTCTACCGGCAGCGAATGCCAGATCATCATCGAGGACGGCATGGTCAAGGGCACCGAGCCGCCCGCCGAAAAGCCCCAGCCGAACAAGAGCTGGACGAAAGGAGCGTTTTAAATGAGCAAGTATTCCGTGACCACCGGCGTGCAGACCGCGCCGGTCAAAACCGTGCTCTACGGGCCGGAGGGCATTGGCAAATCCACCTTTGCCTCCCATTTTCCGGACCCGGTGTTCATCGACACCGAGGGCGGCACAAAGCGGCTGAATGTGGCCCGCCTGCCCCAGCCCACCAGCTGGGCGATGCTGCTGGACGAGGTGGCCGAGGTGCGCAAGGGCAGTGTACCCTGCGGCACGCTGGTGCTCGACACCGCCGACTGGGCAGAGCGCCTGTGCATTCAGGCCGTGTGCGCCCGCGCCAAGGTGAACGGCATCGAGGATTTTGGCTACGGCAAGGGCTACACCTACATCAAGGAGGAGTTTGCCAAGCTGCTGGACGCCCTGGAAGAGGTGCTCAACGCCGGGCACAATGTGGTGGTGCTGGCCCATGCGGCCATCACCAAGTTCGAGCAGCCGGACGCCGTGGGCAACTACGACCGCTGGAGCATGAAGACCTCCAAGCAGGTGGCCCCGCTGCTGCGGGAGTGGTGCGACATGCTGTTGTTCGCCAACTACAAGACCGTGGTGGAAAAGGCGGGCAGCAGTCCCAACGCCAAAAACAAGGCCAGCGGCGGCCGCCGGGTGATGTACACAGCGCATCACCCCTGCTGGGACGCCAAGAACCGCTTCGGCCTGCTGGAAGAAGTGCCCTTTGAGTACGCCAGCATTGCCGCCTGCATTCCCGGTTGCAACACTGAGAACAGGGCAGTTCTTGGCTCTCCCTCTGGGAGAGCTGGCACGGCGCA